ATGCCAAATAAAATCTTTTCACCAAAATATAATCCGGTAGAGCGGGTCGCTTTTGATATGGCACTGGCTCTTGCATCAAAAATTGAATCAGTTAACACACCAGCACAATTAATGGCCGAGATCGCGGCACTGTATCCTGAATGCTACAAAGCGGCTGATAACCAGCGTAAGCGGGAATATCTCGGATCACACGTCAAACTGCATTCGGTCGGATAATGTTGTCAATACCGGGTGAATTACAGCATAAGTGCGACGGACAGAGAGTGCTTTTGTGACTCTGTCCATCGGACGTCTGTTCAGAGATAAAACCGGCGGTTTTTCATTGCATTCTCCGTTGATGGCGGCTTTCAGCGCTGCATTGAGCCGGTATTCCGCTTGTAGTTGTTGTCTGCGTGCAGCCCGGCGGGCTCTGGCGCACTGATATCCGCGGCAACTCATTTTTACCTCCCTTTATTTCTGAACCATCAGCATAAAAATACTAATGGTATTATTATAAGGTATTATTTTTTCCGAAAAATAAATACTAAGAGTATTATCTGTGAATAGTAAAATGCCCTCCGGCAGGAGGGCGGCAGGAGATGATTACAGTTTCATCATCATCTGAACGGCAACACCGATAATTTTACAGTCACCGTTAACTTTCATGGCCGGCCACGTCGGGTTGAGTCCTTTCAGATACCAGTTGCCGCCATCGATCACCAGTTTTTTGAACGTTGCTTCGTTAGAATCCGTCAGCTTTGCGACGACCAGGCTGCCATTTTCGGAATCTTTGCCGGTGTCGATCAGGATCAAAGAGCCGTCAGGCACACTCTTGCCGGTTGGTGCGGTCATGGATTCGCCTTCGACTCTCAGCCAGAATGCGGCCCCCTGAACATGGGTTTCTGATTCATACCATTCGTCGATTTGATCCAGCCCGTAAGCTTCATTCGCCTCATTCCAGGCACCCGCCTGTACCCAGCTGATTAACGGGTATCTCGGGGAGGGTTTGTAAGGGCGAAGGCCGGAAATATTGCTGTCAATAGCGGCACTCAGTGCCTGCGCCTCTGCGGCAAGAGACGGACTGAAATCAGAAATAGGGACATTGAGTTGCGTGGCGAACACACTTGCTGTCTGTAAATTCAATGCATTACGGCCGTTAAGATAGTGACCGACGGCGCCCTGGCTGATATTCAGTATGTCAGCAATGCTCTGTTGGGTGATACCCAGCTCTTTTTTCTTTGACTCATACAAAGCTTTCAGTCTTCGGCAGTCTGCCAGCTGTTCTGTCGTCAGTTGTCGTTTTTCATTCATACAATATTAATACCAAAATCAGAATTTTTGTCAATACTAAAGATATTGACATGTTTAATAGTTATGGTATTATTCGTCTATCAACAGATACTGTTGCCCGCTCTTTAACAGACTGCGCTGAAAAATGCGCACCAACAGCCTGAACCACTCCGTGTGTGAACAGGCTCCGGCATGCTGAATGCATTGCCATCAAAAAAGCATCCCGTAAGCGGGATGGTCGCCGGTATTTCCCGGCACTATTTATATTCAGTAACTTTATTTAAATTTGCCCTGCACATTATTTTTATTTAATGACATCCGGCTCTGCTTCGTTTAATACGCAGCGCAGCCGGTAATTTACAGGATGATACTTCAGAGGATATATTATGACTGAGGAAAAATTTAAAATATACGTCAATATTATCCGGGCCTGCCGGGATTATGATTGCTTTACCAACAGTGATGCTGCGCGATATACAGAGACATCTGAAATATTTATCCGCACATATACCACTATCCTGCATAAAATCGGCAGTCTGATAAAAACAGGGATGGTTAAGCAGGGACGGCATTATATCCCGCAATATGCGGTGGCACCGGATGCTGTCACGCGTCTGTACCGCTATGTCCGTGAAATCAGGGGAGAACCTGAACCTAATCCTGTAATGAAATGTCCGTCAAAGGGAATGAAACGGATTAAATTCTGCGGGCGCGTGGTCAATAAAGCCTTTATTTCTCCGGGGTTCGGATGTTCTGCAATTACCGATATTGATTCACGATTAAAGGCAGTAAGGAATAAAGAACCGGAAACGACCTTACATTAATTTTTATATTTCAGACATTATCTGAGTTTACCTTTCAATAATATTTACGGAACACTCTGCAAGGGAGTGTATATGAGCATGTCAGATAAATATTCCGGGCCCGCAGCATATACCTGGGGGCTTATCACTTCCGTTTTGGGTGTGTTATCGCTGGATCAGTGGGCAGTCCTTATCGGGATTGTCTGCACCATCGGTACATTTTTTATCAATTGGTATTACCGACGGAAAGAGTTTCAGATAAAAGCCGGAGATCATCATGAAGGATAATCTGGGCAAAAAAGTCATTGCTGCAGCAGCTGGCGGCGCAATTTCTACCGCTCTGGTGCTGATTCCGGCCTATGAAGGCGTGGAATACCGGCCCTACCGCGATGTGGCCGGGGTGCTGACTGTCTGTTACGGGCATACCGGTAGTGATATTCAGGCCGGAAAGATTTATACGGCGGATGAATGCGGGGCGCTGCTGCACCGTGATCTGGATAAAATCCGCCGCGCGGTTGATCCGATGATTACGGTTCCTGTGGATGACACCACCCGGGCTGCCATCTATTCCTTTGTTTACAACGTCGGCCCGGGGGCGTTTTCCCGCTCTTCGATGCTGCGAAAACTGAACAGCGGTGATATTGCCGGTGCCTGTGAGGAAATGAAACGCTGGACATTTGCCGGCGGCCGGCAGTGGCAGGGGCTGATTAACCGGCGTGAAGCGGAGAGTGAGGTATGTCGTGCAACCCTGTAGTGCTGATCATTGCCGCGATTCTCATACTGACAGCCTGCCTGCTGGCAGGCTGTTACCTGTATTCACTCCCGGATTACTGTCAGCCGCTGCCGGGACATCCGCGGGCGGCCGTTATCCACTATCAGTGTGAAAATCCATGAATATACTGACAAAAATACTGGCCGGTCTCTGCATTGTAATACTGACTTGTCTGTTACTGACACTGCATCTGTACAGCGGTGTAAAAGGTAATTATCTGATACTGAAAGATAAGTATGACCAGCAGCTGGCTGTTAATAATCTGACCCGGGTGGCGTTTATGGCCGGACATCATATTGCGCTCAGCAATATCCGGGCAAAGCAGACGGAGGAGGCGGAGCATATCAATGTTAAGACAATTATTAAAACCGTACTTAAAGAGGATGAATGTGCTGCCGCTTCTGTGCCTGGCCGTGTTACCGGCGGGTTGCAGCAATACGAGAGAGACATTCGTGCCCGCGCCGGTGGTGCCGGTTCCGGCTCATCTTCTCGCTGACTGCCCGCTGCCGGTTATCCCGGATGAACTGACTTACGGCGGCGCGATCCTGCTGCTGACGGATGCGATGAAAACAATCGCGGACTGTAATCACGATAAACGGGCAATACGGGAGTTTGAGCAGATGCGGGCTTCCGGAGCGGAAAGTAACAAAGGAAATGTGCTGTGAGGATGGGCAGACGGTTATCAGCATTGTTGTTAACAACTGCTGTAAATGCGGGTGTGAATGTAAAGAGCCGGAAAAACCGGAACTGACGTGTCCGCCTGTAACGCCGAAACCTACGTGTCCGCCGGTCACTCAGACATGTACACCGCCGGATACACCGACAACACCAACATTTACTGGTGGGTTTACGCTCGATTTTTGATGCAGCTATAATTTCAAACATTAAATCAGCAATGCCCCGCTAAATTGCGGGGCTTTTTTATCCGGAGGATAGATTATAACTGCCGGGATCACGGACATTTTTTCCGAATCCGGTAAGTCTGGTGTTCATATTGTGGATACGGACAGACGAGCGGTATTTTGGTGTCCCCTGCAGGAATCGAACCTGCAATTAGCCCTTAGGAGGGGCTTGTTATATCCATTTAACTAAGAGGACATGATGTCTGATGGTATGGCCGGTTTTGCGGCGGGTCATATGTTAACGCTCAACCCCGCATTCTATCAAGTCTTTATTTCCGCTTTGTTTTTTCTCCGTTTCCGGTTACCGGTGTGTTTTTTATGTGGTGCGCCGGTCCCGGATGTACAGTTTAAACGCATTACCTGCGGGATCCCGAGGGGCCGGCTGTATTTATGGTAA